CAACAGCATCATGATACATTTCTGGAATTGTGATTTTGCGAACCTCTCGAATAGCCCTAGCTATGCCGAGATTGAAATTCGCATCACAGCCACCAATGTCACCTTCCTGACAACGTTTCCCGAGAGACAAGACACGAGTTACGAATTCAGGACCCGGCATCGAAATGCCGATAGTAAAAGGTAATTTAGCACGACCCCTAATAAGAGCATCGTTCTGACGGCCAAAAAGTAGTTTTGAAGCCACCAAATGGACAATATCGGAGGCATTGAACACGCGAGTCTTATGATTCAGGACACGATCGCGCGTTCGCAACTCATCTTTTAGAGTCGCAGAAAAGAGCATTTGCACCTTCTCCCCACGCATAACACGTTGAACGAGACACTTAAGCAACAATCGAGCCGCTTCGTCAGCGACAACCTCAGACTTGTCCTTGAAATCAAAGTACCAGGGGAACCCGGCACTCTTATCCAAGTTTAAGTCGAGCAGCACAGCTCCAAACGCCTCATCAAACGTCATCTCACAGAAACGAGTCATATCACCACGCCACACACCAGACACAAGAGTTACCAAGTGTTTGTATATGCGTGAAATTTGACCCTCACTATAAGGTTTAAGAGGATTCAAAAACTTTGCCAAACCATTCTTCATAGCATCGCGTGACATATCAGAGGGTAAATAGTCACACTTCTCAGGTTCAGCCCAAGGAGCCGGCAAGTAATGAGACTTGCCAATGGGACGAAACTGAACCTCCCCGACTTTTTGGACACCATGACTGCCAACCGCAGGACGATCAACAGGATGAGCCTTACAGGCCGGAGCGCCTTGAGTGTTATAACTACGAATTAATTCTTCGAAGTCGAGGTCACACTCAAGGCGACGCCCGAGTTTTTTGGCCGGGGCTGAGAAAAGAACTCCAGGAATGTCGGAGTGATGGGAGCGTGTTGATTGCTCACATACTTACCACCTACAGCGTCACCTTTCGCAAAGTGAAACCCAATAATCTGACCGTTGGAGTTGATGACAGGAGCACCACAGGTGCCGTCATCAGTCTCACAGTTCGAATACATGGATTTACCAATGGGAGAGTCAACAATCTTGAGAACAACACCAGGAGCCACAGCATCAGCAGTGACTACTGCGCAGCGTTGGTCTACTTCGGGAACAACAAAACGGTTCTTTTTCAAACCAGTCTTGATGCCATCGAAGAGATCACAAATGATCATATCCTTATTATCACAGACATTTTGGTAAACAATCTGAGAAACAGGATTAACCACCTGGCCAAAGCGAAGGCTCTTTGCAGTACCATACGCATGTCGGTTCATGACCACCCCATGAGAAGTGGCCACACACCAAGAAATACGAGTACCTTTCGCATCGAGAACCTCGCCCAAGCCAGCGCGAGCAGAGTCAGTATTGAACTTAGCATTCCCAGTAATCAAAGCTTCCATCCTGGTCTTATCAGCAGCAGCTGTAAGGACGCGAGCATTTCCGATCACGTCCTGTTCAGCCAATGCAGAAAAGCGGTTGGTTGTTAAAGGGCAGTCCACAAGACCTATTTTAATAGATGGGGCAATTGCCAAAGAGGCAGAAGGAGGTGGAGGTTGTTGAACCTTAGCCTCCAAAGAATGGGACAAATACGCAGCTCCAACAGAGGGCACGGGGCCTTTAGCCGAGATGGTGAGCAAATTCGTATCAACAGCGACACGACATTCCTCATCTTCTGCAGCAGACAACAACGAATAGACCTGGTCGATAGGCATGTCAAAGGAGAAGTAAAAACCGCTTGGACAAACGGACTCAAACCTCTTCTTATGAGAAACCTGCTTCCAACCAGGACCAACGTCATCGGCCTTAGCACCAGCCCACATATCACGCTCAGCTTGAGACTGTGCGCGGTAGGCCCTAACATCGTCATCATCACGATCCGGACCAACATCCTCTTCATTCTCAACGTTCCACCGATGATCGTTCCCATTAGGGTCGACGATGAAAGTTGAGCGATGGAAGGTGCCATCGGCATTGTGATTGATAACATGATACTTGCCAGGAGTGCGAATTGGACCAGGACGAGCCGCAACTCTGTACTTCGCTAAATCAGGCAGGAGTTTCAGAGCATGAGGCTCCATCCGATTCATAAAATCAAGATCACGGGTGTCGCTCATAAACACGTCAGTCTTATCAACATCGATGTCATAAACGACATAATTCTTCTTGGCGCCCTTCTTAGCGGCATGCCAAGCAGCCTTATTCTTGCCACGGTTGCCACCCTTAGTATGGCCACGCTTTTCAAAAATGAGGTCGAGAATGGACTCATGGACCCAGGTCTGTCCATCGATAGAACAGTAGCCTGGAACCTCAAGACCAATCACACGACACACAAGGTTGTTGAGCGAGCTCCCAACGGTG